AAGTCTTACAAGAAGAAGTATGGTAAAGAGTACGGTCAGATTGTGATCGCAACTGATGGTCGAAAATACTGGCGCAAAGAAGTATTTGAACACTACAAAGCCAGCCGCAAGAAAGCACGCGAGGCTTCTGATTTGGATTGGAAGCTCATCTTTGATACTCTAACTGAACTTCGCGAAGACCTGCGCGCTCATTTCCCATATAAGGTTGTGAGCGTCGACCGCGCAGAAGCTGACGATATCATTGCTGTTCTCACTGAATGGTGTCAACATAATGAGCTAGTGCAAGAAGGTTTGATGGAAGAGGCTCAAAAGGTTTTGATTCTTTCGTCTGACAAAGACTTTAAACAACTTCAACTGGCGCCATTCTCCACAGGTAACGTCCGCCAGTGGGCTCCGATGCAGAAGAAGTTTATCCAAGCGTCAAAGCAAGAGATTATCAACTTCACAATTGAACATATTGTTAAGGGTGATGCTGGCGATGGCGTCCCAAACATTCTATCTAAAGATGATGTCTTTGTTAAGGGTGAACGACAGAAGCCTGTTAGTGCTAAGAGGCTTGAAGAATTTTATGAGAAAGGCATTGATGCCTGTCGCAATGATGAAGAACGTAGAAATTGGCAACGCAATGCTACTTTGGTTGCTTTCGATAATATCCCGAAAGATGTCAAAGAAGAAATCGTACAAGCGTACCTAAATAGCAAACCGAAGAACGATAAGATGGGAATCATGAATTATTTGATTGAACATCGTTGCCGTTTGTTGTTAGACGAACTTGAGGATTTTTAATGAGAAAATATATCACACAAATGTTAGACGAGATTAACGAAGATCCGTCTAAACTTGAAATGTACAAGAACGATGCTGCTTTAAGAATCGTTCTTACTCACGCCTTTGTTCCTGAGAAGAAGTTTATTCTTCCTGAAGGTGAACCACCGTTCAAACCTGCAGCTGAACCTATGGGTATGACGCCAACTAATCTTTTCAATGAGTTGCGAAGAATGTATGTTTTCTGTCGAGAAGATTTGAAGCCTATCAAGCGTGAAAGTTTGTTCATTAGTTTCCTAGAAGGTATTCACCCAACTGAAGCGAGAATGATGATTGCTGTTAAAGATCAAGAACTTCATAAAGTCTACCCGAAGATCACTAGAAAATTGCTAGAGAAGCACGGGTTGCTGACTCCGAAAGAGAAAAAAGAAAAGCAAGAAACTGCTTGATTTTAATTCAAGGTTGCGGTATAATAAAAGTATGGAAAGTGAGGACTTTTATGAAACCTGCAATCTTAATTCTCAGCGTTGTGGCGACACATGCTATGGCTCTAGACTTTAATACGGAATGGGCTAAGTTCAGTGGCGATTTCGCCAAGCTGAAACCATCCGCAGTTAAGCCTGCGGTTCATGCCTCTCCGCAACCAACTGAAGATTCTCTGATGTTGGTTGATCCTAAGTCACCTGACCGTCTTGGGTTGAGGTTATCTGACCCTGCTATGCGCGATAAGGTAACTTCTCTGTACCAGAGACCTGATGTTGTTGTATATTCAACCACAATTCGTTAATTGGAGATCTATATTATGAAAAAGTTGATTCTTGTTGTTGCAATGGCTGGTATTCTATCCGCCTGTTCCACCACTAAACTGTCAGACGTTGACCCAGTGTCAACTGACGCAGTCAAGTACACTCAAGACTTTGGTAAGGTTGAAGTGACCTTCAACGATAAGGGTGATTGGGATCTAGTAAAGTCGTCTGGTACATCTTCTGTGCCTATTGACGTTGACGCTGGTCTTGAACAAGCAATGAATATTGCCACTCTCCGCGCCAAGCGTAACATCGTTGAGTTCATCAATACTGACCTGAAGTCGTCAAAGTCCACCGAGGCTCTGACCAACTCTTTGGCTAAGAATGTTTCTTCAGAAGACGGTAAGTCCCAAGAACGCGCTGCAAGTATCGCGACGCAAGTACAGGAAAAGATTTCTGTTCAAGCCGATGGTCTGTTGAAGGGTGTGTATGTTGTAGAACGTAAGATCTCTTCGGATAAGAAGACTGTGGTCGTGACTGTTCAAGTTGATAAGCGTTCAATGCGAGCAGCTAACCAACTTCGCTCGAGCCTTGGACAATGAAAAAGCTCTTACTGATTGCTTTGTTTACATCGTTTTCGGTACAAGCCAGTGATGTTCTAACTGTACAGGCTTCTGGTGAGGGATATACCTGTAGACAAGCATTGGATAATGCGAAGCGTTCAGCTTTAGAAAAAGCCAACGGCTCTTTTCTTCACTCAGTTGAACGCGATGTTAATGGTAAGTACACTTCAAAGGTTGAAGAATACAGTGGCGGTGTGATTAAGTCGTTCAAGTATCTTCGCGATGATTGTACATATGTTATTATTGAAGCGCAGGTTGCTCGTCGTTCTAACATAGTGCAGTTTACTGGCGTTGATGTTAAAACCGATCAGGTGATCCATATACAAGGTATTAAAGACGAGCAAGATCGCAAGCAAAAAGCAGTCAAGCTGATTGATAATCGTCGAGAGGCTATCTACTTTCAACCATCAGATACTTCTATGCAGTTAGTTGATGATGGTGTAAGCGTTACTCTTTCTGGTAAATTTGCATTCAAGGATAAGTGGAAGTCTGACTACAAAGACATCCGCGAAATGTATGGTTGGTTTAACCTTCCTTCATTTGCTGTTGATGAGGTTATATTGATCACTGGCTTGGATGAGAATGATAAACCCGTATTCACTCGCAAGATTGTCGGTAACGATAGTTGGAGAATGTGGTACATCACAAAGTATGGGGTTAATCGTTCCGTCGAAGTGCGAATCCATGAAACTGATCCAGTCAGGATGAGGTTTAATGTCAAGATGGAAGAAATTGAACGTGTTAAAAAGTTTATGGTAGAAGTGATATGAAAAAGAAGTGGATTGATGCGTTCATGGATACAGCTGAGCGATTTGCCCAGCTTAGTTCAGCTAAAAGATTGAAAGTTGGCGCAGTTGTTGTAAAAGACAACCGCATCATCTCTATCGGTTATAACGGTACACCTGCTGGTTGGGATAACTGCTGCGAGGAAGATATCTATGATGATAATGGTGATTGGTTGAAGAACCAAACAAAGGCTGAAGTCATTCATGCAGAAGCCAACGCGATCGCTAAACTGGCACGTGATGGCGAATCGGGTCTCGGTGCAGATATTTTCATCACTCATGCTCCCTGTGTTCAATGCGCGAAGATGATATATGGAGCAGGGATCAAGAACGTGTGGTATCGTGAATCGTATCGCGATGACGCAGGTGTTGTCTTCCTTGAGAAGTGTGACATCAAAGTTTTTAAAAATATTTTGAAAAAAGATTGACTTTTATTCAAAACTGAGTTAAAATTTGTATAAATAGTTCTACTGACACTAGTGTCAGTAGAAAAACGTAAAAAGTCCTTGACTTTTAATCAATTAAAGGGTATAATTCTTCTATGAATTCGATAGTGTTAAATTCCAGAATGCATAAACAGCTTCCGCAAGTAGCTGGATGGAATTGCTCACGCCCACAGTTTGCCTTTGGTACAACTTATGCGATTGAGAGTGATACTGGGGGTTTTGGTAAGCAGATGTAAATATACGTTGCTTCTTTTTACCAAAACCCCGATGGAGAAATCCTCGGGGTTTTTGTTTTAGGGTCAAGAAAGTGCTTGACTGAAATCAGAAAATGTAGTAAGATACGTGTTCTGATGTAGTGATGGATGACTTTGTAACTGCGTAGCGGGAACAAAAAAGTCCTTGACTAAAATTAGGAACTGCGTTATAATACGTGTTCTGATGTTCTTTAAAAATTTGGGACTTTGTTTTTAAACGGTCGGCGATCTTGGTTCGCTGAGGTTGTCGACCGTATGTTGGGGTATCGCCTAGTCTGGTCTAAGGCAACGGTCTTTGAAATCGTCATCGTTGGTTCGAATCCAACTACCCCTGCCAAACAAAAGCATACTAGGCTGGTCGTAAAATCGTCGTTGGACTTTAAGTCTTAGTGTGCTTTTGTTTGGTTCAATAACAGGAGAAAGTAATGAAACGAAAACAAATGGCTGCTCCTCGTGAACGTAATCAGTTCGTGGCAGCAGCCCTATTCCGAAAAGCGGGTGCCCACTGTAAATCCAACAAGGCAGTCCGTCGTAAACAAAAAATGGATGACCTTAAAGGGTTTGTAGTTTAACGGCAAAAACATCTGGCTTTTAACCAGTAAGACTCTCGGTTCGAATCCGAGCAGACCCACCAATAGAATTCTTTGGGGTGAGCATAGTGTAGTGGAAGCACCCGACTCTGTGAAAGTCGTAGTATGGGATCGTAACCCATTGTTCACCCCAAAGAATTTTATGCCTGCGTAGCTCCAATGGTAGAGCAGTGGATTGAAAATCCATGTGTTAGTGGTTCGAGTCCACTCGTAGGCACCAAATGACCTTTCGTAGCTCAAAGGTAGAGCAATCGGCTGATAACCGATAGACAGAGGATCGTTACCTCTCGAAAGGACCAAGTTTATATCTCAGTAATGTAACGGCAGCATGACAGTCTCCAAAACTGTTCGTCGGGGTTCAAATCCCTGCTGGGATGCCAATTGGTGATATGACGTAGA